AACGTCTCTGCGATGGGAATCGGAAAGTTCACCTAATGCTTAAGGCAACCAAGAAATCATTCTGGATGCCTTCTATGCATGCTCTTAATAAAGCAGGCGGCGGAGGTGGTGGAGGCGGACCTGTTACTATTTACACTGCTTCACCGACTCTCACTACCGTAGATTCAGGTAATGTCACTACGACATTTCGTATGAAGCTTCCGGTTACAGGTGGTTCAGGGCTAACTCAAATCCGTGCTACTATTAAGCCAGGTACAACCGGCGGTGACCTGACAATTCTTGGTCTCGGGTTTGGTAAATGGGACTCTGCGAGTGTTTTTGGTAATACGTTAGCCCCAATCGTTGAGGGTAAGTTCGGCGGAGTGACTGGTTTTGTCGCTCAGACGACTCCGCAGACATGTGATTGGACTGACGTTACAGGCATAGGCCTGGCATCCGGCGACAGTGTTATGGTAACATTCTGCACGGGCACAGCTACTCACTGTACTCTTTCTTTTAATTCCGCGCAGCCAGCGGGCACCAACTCCTATTGGGATACGGGTAACTCGTGGGCTACCCAGAACGTAGATGGGATGGGTTACAACGCCCTCTCTAACTACAACTATGGTGTCGTGTCTGTAGAGATGCAATAATGTTTATGTATTCAGCTCGTATAGGACGAGGTAAAAAACCTACCGCTGGTACAGGTGGTGAAAATCCAGGCGGCGGGGGAGGCGGTGAGGGTTTTAATCTCGATGTCATTCCCAAAAATTGGAATGATGCTATATTTACTGGTATGTCCGAGCAAAGCTCGACATTAGAGGCTACCGAAGGGTCGACGTATAATAATTATTCATGGAATAATTTTCTTAATTCATCATACACTGTTGGTGCCGCAGCTAATACGACATATAATAAATTTAGAATAAAAACGAATGAAGGCTTCAGAATCCAAGGTGGCGATGCCAATGTCGTAGTCGATCAAATGTACATGGAAGTTTATAGCGAAGATCCTGCAGACCATGCTGATGGTACTCAGTGGTATGGGGATTTTAATCCAGGAACTTGCTATTCAGCTAGCGCTACTGTCAAAAATACGCATATCCGTGGACTCGAAAACTCTTTTACTACTTATTTCATAGCAGACTGGATGCATGGAACGGTGTCTTTCGAAAACTGTTTATTTACTACCGAAGGTACTCCAGAGAATCCGATATGCCAAGGTGTAATAATCTATTCCCAGATAGGTTGTCCGCGTGTTCAAGTATCAATGAAAAACTGTTATTTTCAAGACTCTGGCTGGCAATACACTAATGGGATGGAGTTAGATCGTTTAGATGTAACTACAGAACCTTGCAAAGTCATTCTTTGGGATAATGTACGCTACTGTACGTGGGATCATGCAACCAGTACATTGGTTCCTGGTGATCTCATCCCTCAGCCTCCAGCAACATTCTAAAAGGAAATTAAATGAAATATACAGGTACTATTAAAGACGAACAGGGCAAGTCTCATACGCTTAATCTAGACCTGCTTCCTATCACTACTACTGAGCCAGCACCTCAACCTGAGCCACAACCTCAGCCAGAAGAGACTGCAACCTCTTCAATTCCTCTGAGTTATAACGACGCTCGATTTAAGAACAACACTACTGCTCCATCAACTACGATTGCTAGTGGCGGCACGCTTTTGAATAAGACTATTACCGATACCGGCCATACGGCTAGTATCGTTACAAGAAGCGGAGCTACCATTAAGAACTGCCGTGTCAACTCCCGTGAGGGTGTTCGCATTGGCGGAGGTGGTGACTTCCTCATTGATGGCTGTTATCTAGAAGCTACAGGTCAGGGCGATGATCATGCAGATACAATTCAGACATACTCTCCTGGTAGTAAAGGGAGTCTGAAGATTCGGAATACTGCTATCGTTGCTCATAATCAAGCAGCTACAGCAGGACTGTTTGTAGCAGACCGATGGTCTGGAGAAGTAGATCTTGAGAACGTCGTGTTCATCGGTGGTCCATATGGATGCCGTATTCATCCAGATGGTGGAGACATTAGAGTTCGTTTCAAGAACGTCTTCTTTGTCGGCCCCTTCGGTTACGATGATTGTTGGGTTGATACCCGAACACTCAATGGTACTAGGAACATCGTTGAGCTGTGGGAAAATGTCCGTAGCGCAACCATCGTAGATGGCAAACTCGTTCCGGGGACTGTAATTCCTCGTCCGTAATGAAAACCACTAAGCTAAGCGAAGAGCGTCTAGCAAGACGTAAACTCGCAGAATCTGATCTTGCAGAGTTCATAAGACTCGTGCATCCACTCAGGGTTCTTGGAAATATCCACCGGGAGGTAATCTCCTGGTGGACTTCCTCGAATGCCTTGTCACACCAGTTATTGCTCCTGCCTCGGGATCACATGAAGTCAGCTCTAGTAGCTTACCGTGTTGTCTGGGAGTTAACCAAAGATCCCACCCTTCGTATTCTGTATATTTCTAGTACGAGTAACCTCGCTACTAAGCAATTGAAGTTTATGAAGGATATTCTTACTTGTGATATCTACCGGACTTATTGGCCAGAGATGGTTAATAAAGACGAAGCTAAACGAGAGAAGTGGACCGAAAGGGAAATTTCTGTCGATCATCCTAAGCGTAAAGAAGAGTCTATTCGAGATCCTTCTATCTTTACCGCAGGATTAACCACTAACATCGTCGGAATGCATTGCGACATCGCAGTACTAGATGACGTTGTTGTCCAGAGTAACGCATACCTAGAGGACGGAAGAGAGAAAGTCAAAGATCAATATGGTCTTCTTTCTAGTATCGAAACTGCTAATGCTCGGGAGTGGGTTGTAGGAACCCGGTATCATCCTAAAGATCTCTATAGCACTCTATTAGAAATGGAGATAGAAGGGTTTGACGAGCTTGGCAACATATGTAGCCGAAATCAACTCTTTGAAGTTAAAGAATTTGCAGTTGAAAATGTCGGCGATGGAACTGGTCAATTCATATGGCCTCGCCAACAGCGCTCGGATGGTAAATGGTTCGGCTTCGACCAAAATATCCTTGCGCAGAAGAGAGCTCAATATGTTAACAAAATCCATTTCAGGGCTCAGTATTACAACGATCCTAATGACATTGATTCTAGTCCCATTCAGCGAAACCTCTTTCAGTACTACGACCCTGTTTACCTTTCTAGGCGAGACAGTGCTTGGAATTTTAAAGGTAAAAGGCTTAACGTAGTAGCTGCAGTAGACTTCGCTTACTCGACAGGTAAGAAGTCAGACTACACATGTATTGTCGTAGTAGGTGTAGACGGAGACCATAACTACTATGTCATGGACATAGACAGGTTTAGAACCGCTACTCCAAGCGAGTACTTCAATAGAATAATCAAGCTCTATGAGAAATGGGGCTTCAGAAAGATAAGGGCTGAGGTGTCTGTAGCTCAGCAGGTTCTCGTTAATGATCTTAAAGAGAACTACATCCGTAAACACGGACTGTCTCTTTCTGTAGATGAATACAGACCATCACGTTGGCAGGGTAGTAAAGAAGAACGCATCCTCTCAGTTCTGGAACCCAAGTATGCTAACAAACAAATCTACCATTACACAGGTGGACATATCCAAGCTCTTGAAGAAGAGTTGATGTTCGCTAATCCAGCCCACGATGACGTCAAAGACGCATTAGCTTCTGCAATAGACTTCGCAGTAGCTCCTATGAATCTTTTCCAACGTCAACGGGAAACACAACCACAGTTCGCCTTTAATTCCCGTTGGGGCGGAGTTGCATAGGAAATCATGACCGGAAAAGTATTACACGTCGAAGACGTGGTATCACCAGATCGACGAGCAACAAAGGTTGCTGAGTACTGGATCACAAGCAACAATAAACGACAGCTTAAGCTGAATGATTGGCGTGAAGTTCGTCAGTATATCTATGCTACGGATACTTCGCATACATCTAATTCTTCTCTGCCTTGGAAGAACAAGACAACTATTCCTAAGCTCTGCCAGATCAGAGACAATCTCTACAGCAACTACACAGCGACTCTCTTTCCCAATCGTGTTCCCATTGAATGGGAAGCTAATGAGAAGGACAGCAACTCCAAGCTGAAGAGAGATGCTATTACTAACTACATGAACTGGGTAATTGCTCAGCCTTCATTCAAAGCTGAAATGGACAAAGTAATCCTAGATTATATCGATTACGGCAATTGTACTGTTACAGTTGAATGGGTTGATCAACGAGTAGAACAATCTAACTCAGTTCAGTCAGGTTATGTAGG